GACGCATGATGCTTGTCTTTCCTGACCCAGAGCCAGCAGTAAATGTGACAAGTTCGCCATGCCTAATCCCGTGTAATTTCTTGTTGAGTCCTGCGAAGGGGTATTCATGATCAAATGGTGCTTGTGGAGTAGTTACTATTGATAATAAAGTTTTACCATCTATAATTCCGTCAGGTCTATAAGTCTTTGCATCCCAAATAGCTTTGCGTATAGCTTCTGCGTCCTTGTTCTGTAACGCTTCTGATGGATCTTTATAGCCTTCAAGTCTTGCAATCTTAACTTTACCAGGCGGTAATACTGACGCTGCCTCTTCCGCTGCCTTGCGTCCAGGATCATCACCATCAAAGAATAGGACAATCTCTTCATACCCTTGGAAAAGAGGTATTTGCTTTTGAATATCTTTCTTCGCACTCGCAGCGCCATGAGGCAAAGAGACCATTGGCCAGCCTCCCATAGCTTCATAACAGGATGCTGCATCTAGTTCACCTTCAGTAACAACAATACGTTTACCACTATTAGGAAACAAATGCTGACCGAATAAGGTATCAGTGGAAACTCCTTCATAACTAAAGTCTTTTTGTTTGGTCTTTATTTTGACTCCTTTAAGTACTCCATCGCTTGTAAAATATGGAAAGCGTAGAGTAGCTCCGTCTCGGAAAATCCTGAAGAACTGGCAAGTCTTCTCAGAAATTCCTCGTCTGTGCAAAGCTTGTGCTTCTCCTGTGAGTTCAACATGTTTTGACATATGCTTAGTGTGAAGATTTATACCCTCTGCGGGTGTGTAAGTTTGGCAAGAAAAGCAATACTTGTGACCATCAGTATAAACTGAATTAGCATCTGATGAGCCACAAGTACCACAAGGTTCGTGCCTTAGAAACTCACTTGTTAAGTCAGCCATTCTATTGGTATTGTATGGAACGAACACCATGGTATTTGATGGCGCTCGCACCATTTTGCATAAGTAGTTTTAGAACGTTTAGAAATCTTGTTATAAGGAGATTGAAATACCATCCTCAAATCTAAATCAGGATTATCTTCTTTAACTTGTTTAATCTTACGCCTATCTTTTGCATCCCAGTACCCCTTACATTCTAATAATATTCCATTTGGTAATAAGAAGTCAGGGGTGTAATGATGCATAATTGTATAAGCAACTTGGTGGGGCTCGTAATCATACGAAACCCCTAAGTTAGCTAAAAGATCAGCAACGTTCTCTTCTAATTTAGACCTAAATGCCATTAGAAGTCTACGTTGTCATCGTCTTCTGTAGCAGGTTCTTCAGCACTAACTACATTAGGATCACTTGTTTTAAATCCTTGTGTTTTACCAAACAACTCTGCTACAGCATCGTCATCTAAATCGCCAGAGTCAACTCCAGCAGCTGATTTTACTGAAACAACTTGTACACCAACCAACTTGAGAGAACTACCGTAGGTAATCCCATCCCTAAGAATATATGGTTTTTGATAGAAACCCAGTTTAACAGTAGATCCTCCATATAAAGGTGTTTTTGAATCGGATATGGGTGAACCCTCCGTATCTACCACGGGAGGTTTTGTCTTGTCATTCCAAGAAAATTTTAATTTATATTTGCCTTCCGATACTTCTTCCCAAGGTTCGGGTTTACATACGGATCTTTTAGGCTTATCGAGTCTAGATTCGCACCATTTAAGGCAGTCTAATCTTTCATCCTCTAGTTTGTCGATAACATCATTTTCAACAATAGCAGATAGAGAGTAACCAAACTTTCCAGGTTCCAATATAGCTTGGAATCCTTCTAGGATTACTGGCTTCTGTGTTACATGAATGTTACGTGGCATTTACTTGTCTCCTGATTTTGTACCTTTTGTTGCTTTGGCAGCTTCAATAGGTTTTACATCATAGGCTTCAAGTTCTTGATTAACTTTAAGTCTAGCTTTAGTTAATTCATCAATACGGTTATCAATAGCAAGCAGTTGATCTTCAGCAGCTTTTTTTCTAGCTTGTTTTAAGCTTTCTTCAGTGACTACAATAACTCTTGTAGGAGCGAAGAAGCTATCAAAAAAAGAATCGTACATTTAACAAAAGAAATAAGTGGAATCAATCACGGTTTCTGGTTGCAGATCACCAATGATCGGTGGTTCAGTCTCTGCCTCAATTTGTGCGGCAAAGTCTTTTAAATAATCATGTTTAGAAAAGAGATTCATATAAGTCTCTCTAACTATACTTGATAATATTGACATATCTGTAGCTCTACATAAGACACTATCATGTATCAAAGCAATAGGTGAATCAAAACGTTCAACACTTAGATGTAATAAGCTGGCATCTAATGAATGTATTAGATTAGGAGCAGTAGCGGCTTTATGTCTAGCTCTATCTACTTTGTCCGTATCATCAGTTGCAACATGCATCATACAACGACCTAATAGTTGTAGTTGTAAACGTTCTACATGTTTCTTCATTATCCGTTGTGTAACAGTAAAGCCAGATGGTGTAGTCCAAACTAACTCCTTGATACCACGAGTAATGGCTTTAGATACCTCGTCTTCTATCCATTTCATAACAGACATCGGACCGGGTACAACTTCATTCATAGCAGCTCTTACAGAACTAACCATTAGTGTGAGATCATCTTTATCAACCTCTATTCCTTTTTCTTTAAGTGCATCCCTGATGTAGGTACGATTAGAAAAAGGTTTAGCATTGTAAGGCAAGGTCATGACAGTTCTCTTCACGCACTTGCGATCCCAGTGTTCACGCAGGTTTTCAGGTATAGACGTTTTAGCCTTATTAGCTACTACTGCGTAGGCATCTTGTGGTCTATCAGAAGGTAATACATTAACAAGTTGTGCTGTGCTACGATCTCTAGCGAGCCCTGCCAAAATCTGGAGCCCACTGCATGTGGCGTCAACGGCCACGCATAGCCCTGTGGTCTTACGATCTTTTAGCATCACGCAATGGTAGTATTCATCCACTGCCGCTAAAAACTGCCACGGTTCTTCAGCAACTTCCCATTCTGGAAGACAACCTCTAGGATTATTAGCTATCCTTGTTATTAGATTATAGTTAGATTTAGTCCATTCTAACCGTTCTTCAATTGTAGCCTTGTCTAGCCCATAGCAGGTTGCTACTTGAAAGGCTAACCATTCCTCTGCCTTATCTGTAACAACTGACTCATTAGAAAACTTTATACAAGCTTTACCAAAGTCAGTGTCTTGAGGTGTCAGGAATGCAGGTATAGGATATGCTCTTCCACGGTAATCGAAAGACCACGGTATAAACCACTCCTTATCTTTAAACCTTCTAACAGCCTCCATTGTCATCCTTGTACGGCATGAACGTCTAAATGCATTAGCATTTTTATTCATCACTTCAGCAGCACCTCTTCGGTATCTCTTCCGTGAGTCCTTGTTCTCTGCTATATCTGGAGGTTTTGGAGGTAGGGGAACTTCAACAATAGGAATAAATTTTCCCACCGATATACCTTGACGATAAAGCATTTCTGCTATATCTATTATGAAGGGGTTCAAGCGATAACCCACTTTCTGTATCTTATTGAGAAACCTTATTGGTGTTTCCCCCTGTATAATAGCGTGGTTACCACGTCTTACCATATCGTGACCTTTCATTACTTCATTAAGAAGATAACCGCCTGGTCTTTCATTACTCCAATCATTAGGTTCAATAAGCATTGGCCAAGCTAAAGGGGCAAATAACTCACTGTCCTTCATAACTGAGTCCTTGATCTGTATAAACTCAGGTGTAGGTAGTATTATATTTTGTTTACGTTTACCTATAACGTTAGTTTGTTTATAAAACCAACCACTAGATTCCATTATACATTCAAGTAACCATACACCTAATTTAACTTTATTAGATTTATTCCAAGGTTTCCATTGTTTAACATCATATCTATTCATTAATGTTTGTATTACTACTATCTTTTGATGTGTACCTATGGAATTATGCCAGTAATTCTCCTTTAATTTAACTAATAAACCCGGCGCTTCAGTCTCATAGTGTCTCATCTGACATTCATCAGATATAGCACTACCTATAGCGTCACATACATTGACTGCATGGTTTGATCCTTCCTTGTATCCAAATACTTTATCGAAGGTTATCTTACATGCGATAGCAGCTGCAGCTAGTGGTTCTAAGTCAGATAAATAATGATTGATTTCTTTGAATGATTTACCTGCTTGACCTTTTCTAATACGGTTGGTAGTACTAGTGATACGTTCTACAACTAATGGCAGTAATGTATCTATTGAGGTTACTCCATAAACCGTATCAGAAGCATAGTTCTTAGATTCTAGCTGAGTAGTATTATCATGTAATCTTTTTATACCTTGAGAGATTTGTGATCTTTCAAAGTTTACTTGCTCTTCAATTTGGTCGGGAGTTGGCATTAGTGTGGAGTTCGTCCTGGATTTGTTCGACTAGTAATGTGCGGATCTCATCATAGTGAGGATGATCCGGATCTAGTAGATCTAAAGCCTGTTTGTAATAGGTGTAGACTTCATCCACTGATTTCATAGTCGTACTCGTGGTCATCGTTAATACCTCGTGGGAATAAATGGTGAATTTCATCAGGAGTACATACGATAAACTCGCTTTCTCCTTTTGCCATGATTTGTCTGACCTTGGCTTGTGCTGCCATTGGTTTTTGGTAAATGTGCTCTTTTACTTTACCAGTTTTTAGATTAGTTTCTCTAATCATTGCACCAACTGATGACGGTATCTCCCATCCGCACATCTTCCAGTCCATAAACTGGTCAAATGGAAGGGATAAAAAGAACTGATCTGGTGCGTCCTTGATCGCTTTCCAGTTATTAGGATAGTAAGGTTTTCTTTTAGGCATCATCAATAGGTTCTACATTTACAAGATAATCATCATGAAGACAAGCTTCTTCATAAGCATCATAAGCTGCCTGATATACATCATAACCAGAGTCGAGAATTAAATCTCGACCACTGGCTAAAGTTACATGGTACTTCATGCTGCATCCTCTTCAGCTTCTTTAGCTTTAATTTCTGAAAGCTCTTTAATAGCTGCTTCCTTGTCTCGTTCTTCCTTCTGATACTTAGCACGGCTAGCCTGTAGCTCTGTTAATGCTTCAGATTCACCTGTTGCAGTTTGAAGGTGACAACATTCAACACGGTATTCATCGCCACAAGAGGTATGCATCCTTTGTAATCTGAATGATACGGCTCTCATATCTTCAAAGATACCTAAGACAGTTGGTGATCCGTCATAAGCATCAATTGAAGTAATGACAAAATACTCCGGTTGTCCTTGATGACTCATGGTTAATAAATAATTAAGGAATAAAAAGGGGTATTGAACCCCTCAGTCTGGGAACCCGAAGGAATCCCAGAAGGAGAGAATCAAAACAAAACAGCAAAAGAAAAGAAGATAATTGATAAGTATAAAAGTACTTGCTTCTGTTCTTCTAGTGCGTCCTTGCTCTGTAATAACAGAATCAAGTCCGCTTTAGTTTTCTTTGAATAGTTAGCGGTTTGCATAGCGGGAATCAGTCCAAATAGGTTTAGTAGGGTTAACTTGTTTTATTACCTTTATCTCTTCTTGTCGCCGTCTTATAGACTCGACAATGGCTAGCTTAG